AAGATATACCAACAGATTGAGCATAATGATAATCTATACCCTAACCCCGTGGTGCAGGGTAATTTCGTTTGGAGAGTAAAGGACGAGGAGGTTGTATTCTCCCCAGACCCGAACGGAAGGTTCCGCGTAGCGTGGCTACCGCCAGACCACCTCAGAAACAAAAAGGCAGACGATCGGGGTAAGCGTATGGCCCCCAACGCGCATATAGGTGTAGGTGGGGTTGACTCCTATGACCTGGATGCCACCGTAGACGGGAGAGGGTCTAAGGGTGCGCTGCATATGTACAACAAGTTCAATATGGACGTACCTCCGAATATGTTCGTAGTGGAATATGCCTCTCGTCCAGACCTCGCCAGTATATTCTATGAAGACGTACTTATGTGTTCGTTTTTCTATGGGTACCCGCTTTTGATAGAGAACAACAAATACGGGATAGCAAGGTACTTTGAGTCGAGAGGATATGACGGTTATCTCATGGACCGCCCAGACTATCTGAAAACCCCGAACTCGTCAGCAAACGTAAGAACCAAGGGGATACCGTCGAACTCTCAGGATGTCATCCAGTCGCACGCCCAGGCTATCGAAGCGTATATCCACGACCACGTAGGTGTAAACGCAGAGGACGGAGAGATGGGTAAGATGCTGTTTAACAGGACTTTAGAAGACTGGATAGGGTACAAGATAGACAAGCGTACCAAGTTTGACCTTACGATTAGTTCTGGATTGGCCCTTCTCGCAGCTCAAAAAGAGAAGAAAGAAAAACCAAGAGCGAACTTCTCAGACAAGAAATTTATCAGGACCTACACGCCAAAAGCCTGGCACTTGTAGTTTTACTATATTTGCATTGAGTTAAAATAACTCCACTCATTGCAGATGTACAAAAATAATAATAATTCTTCTAGCTTTCCAGATCCATTGGCTACCTCCGACATAAAGGGAGGGCTGGACTATGGGCTGAAATATGCTAAGGCTATATATCAGCAGTGGGGGAAGATAGATAAGCAGGATTCTGTTTACGGGAATCGAAGAAAGATATTCGAGAGAAACCGTAGATACGCAAACGGTACGCAGGACACGGCGATATACAAGTCGTTGCTCACCTCCCTGGACCCGAATAACGGTGACGGGAGCATGCTCAACCTGGACTTCACCCCAGTACCTATCCTACCTAAGTTCGTAAGGATCGTAGTAAACAAGATTCTTTCGCTCTCCCCATACCCAAATCTAGAGGCTATCGACCCGCTCTCTTCTTCCGAGAAGGATAAAGAGCGCCGCAAGCTAGAGATGATGATTGCCGCTAAGCAGGAGCTGGCTAAGATCGAGGAAAAGACAGGGGTAAGCGTAGGGATGAAGACGAAGGATATCCCAGAAACGCTGGAGGAGGCCGAGATATTTATCGGCAATAACATCAAGTCGTCCTCTGAGATTGCTGCTCAGATCGCCACTAACCTTACACTTGAGTGGAATGACTTCAACGATACCACGCTTCGTCGCTGCGTAAATGACCTAGCCGTACTCGGTATGGCGGTTGTCAAGCGCACGAACGACCCTAGCTATGGTATTAAGACAGATTATATCGACCCTATCAACTTTGTCCATAGCTTTACTGAGGACCCTAACTTTAGTGACCTTGTATATGCTGGCAATGTTCGATATATCCCTCTACACGAGCTTAAGCGTATGGCTGGGGATCAGTTTACAGAGGAGCAGTATAAGAAGATCGCCCAGGACGCCCAGAAGAAATACGGGTATGACGTAGCTAAACTCAACCAGTCCTCATACGACAGGGTGAATAGCGTGACGAAGTTCGGGTATGACGAGTACATGATCGAGGTGCTTGACTTCGAGTTCATGTCTGTGGATTGCGAGTATTACGAATCGAAAGAAAGCCGATACGGAAATATCGGTTTCTATTCTAAAGGAGAGAACTACAAGGCCCCACAAAACTCTGTATTCAACAGAGACGTCATGAAGATGGAGAACGCTACGCTGTATGGTGGTAGCTATATCCTCGGTACGGACTTCTTGTTTAACTACGGGAAGAAGCACAACATACCTAAGAATATCCACGATATCTCCAGAACGAATCTTTCGTACTCGGCGTGCGCTACGAACATCCTGGATATGATGCCTAAGTCTATGGTGGACAGCTGTATCGGCTTTGCCGACCAGTTGCAGCTTACGCACCTCAAGATTCAGCAGGCGGTTGCCAAAGCAAAGCCAGATGGTATCATCATCGATATCGAGGGGTTGGAGAACGTACAGCTCGGAAAAGGTGGGGAATTGCAGCCGCTGGATCTGCATGATATCTACGAGCAGACGGGTGTCTTCTACTACAGAAGTAAGAACCCAGAGGGTGGTTTCCAGAACCCGCCAATCAGAGAGATCGGCAATAGCATCCGAAACATCAACGAACTTATCGGGTTGTATAACCACTACCTGAGAATGATTCGTGACGCTACGGGGATTAACGAGGTTATGGATGCTTCGTCACCCAAGACGGATGCTTTGGTCGGGGTTAGACAGCAGGCTCTGGCTGCGGCAAATAACGCTATCTACGACATCACGAATTCGTCTATGGTACTTTACAAGAAAGTATGTAGCGATATCGTGAAGTGTATACAGGTAATCCATCCAGACTCTATTCTGTACCGCATCTACGAGAATGCTATCGGGAAAGAGAATATGAGTGTGCTTAGCTCATTTAGAAACCTGGCTATGTACAACTTCGGTGTGCGCGTAGTGAAGGAGATGGAGGAGGCGGAGCGTCAGTACCTGGAGCAGAATATCCAGATAGCGCTATCTCAGAAAGAGATCGACCTAGAGGATGCTATTGCGGTACGTCAGCTCAAAGATATCAACCAGGCAGAAAGGCTGTTAATTGTTCGCAGGAAAAAGCGTATCGCTATGAACCAGCAGATCGCTATGCAGAACTCGCAGCAGCAGGCGCAGATTCAGCAGGCTTCGGCTCAGGCTACGTCTCAGGCCAAGCAGCAAGAGATGCAGATGCAGGCTCAGCTAAACGCTCAGGAGATGCAGCTCAAGATGCAACTCGAAGCCCAGCTTGAAGAGGTGAAGCATCAGTTTAGAAAAGAGATTGAGATGATTAAAGCGCAGGCTACGCTTGGCTTTAAAGAAGACGACAAGAACTTTAAAGAAAAGCTTGAGGTTCTTAAGGAAGACAGGAAGGACGAGCGCGTGAAGAAACAAGCTACAGAACAGAGCAAACTCATCTCACAGAGACAGGGGGACCGAGGGGAGCTACCAGAAGAATCAGGAGATATTACATCACAGATATTAGGACAATAAGATGGCTAACAAACTTAATTTAGACCAATCCCAGAGAGTAGATATCGTTTGCAGAAAGAACGACACGTTTTCTCTAAAGCTTCAGATTAGCGATGAGAACGGAACTGCTGTTAACTTGTCTAGCGGGTGGAGTTTCAATATGGACGTTCGAACAGCAGATACAGATAACGCACTTGCAACGAACCGAATAATGTCTACTGGAATCACAACCCCTACTGATGGTGCTATTCAGGTTGATTTAATAACTGGTGGTGCTTCTGGGGAGGTTGTGTTCACTTGCTCAGCCGATGATATGGGGGTTGCTGCTGGTCTTTACGTATACGACATACAGCAGGTAGACACCAGTGCTGATCCAGATATCGTAGAAACCATCCTGTACGGTACTTTCCAGATTAACGAAGACATTACGATTACAGCCTAATGGCCCGCGTAAAAATCCAGATAACAACCCCATCTAACAATGTGATCAAGGTGTCACCTGGGGTATCTGCGCTCTCTAGCGTGCAGCTGTATTTAAACGAGCTTATTGACGTTAATACGCAGGGTGGCGCTGACGGGTATGTACTTACGCAGCAGGCAGACGGCACTTTCGCTATGGAGGCCGTCGCTACGACGCTTGCAGATTTAAGCGACATGAATATACCAAGCCCACAGGGGGGTGACTCACTCGTGTATGATGCAGACTCTCAGAAATGGGTACCTGGGGGTGTAAAAAGCGTAAACGGTCAAGAAGGAGACGTAGTTATTACAATCCCGTCCCCGCCTCCTACGCCTGGGGTTAGCGGACTTGCGGATACGAACATAACAAGCCTTCAGGACGATCAGATTATTCGCTATGACTCTGCTAGTGGTGAATGGCTGAACGAAGACTTAGAGGCTTTACCGTCTGGTGGAACTACTGGTCAGGCGCTTGTAAAAGCTAGTAACACAGATTACGACGTTACCTGGGATGACATTGCTGTGGACGTTCAGTTCCATCAGCGCTACGCTACCGAGGCAGAGACGCTACGATCAGGAGCTACAGAGACTGTAGAGCTTTACTTCTTTGCTCAGGGTGATGGTAATGGATTGGCAGAAAGTGCATCCAGCGACACGCCCACCAGCGGTTACGATATTCGGCGAAAGTTGTACTACGCTGAGAAGGCGCAGGCAGACCCCGACACGTCAGCCGATTGGACGCAGTTCACAGCCATCGCCGACAATACGACATTCAACAACGCGAAAGCGGCTTTACTTGCTTACCTGAAGGAGCGCACGGGCGTCACGGTTCCGATTAGCCTCAAAATGACGTGGGAGGAAGTAGCGCAAGCGCCCTCGTTTACGGGGCTTTTGAATGAGAGCTACGGAAGCGGAGCAGAGGCGGCGTATTCAACGCGGCGGCGGAACGGTAATTACTCAGGCGATTGTATGACGATTCGCAGAGCGTCGGACGGCACTACAACGAGCATTGGGTTCGTAGGTGAGGAAATCGATGAATCAGCCATTGAAACCTTCTGTTCGGGAACAACGTGTACGGTTGTTACTTGGTTTG